GCTGCCGGGCGTGGAATGGTGCCCGGTCCCGGCGGTACTTGCGCGATGACGCAAATAGTTGACCGGATCGTCCTTGCCATCCCGATCCGCGCCTGGTTGCGGATGCCGTGGTGGCTCGCTAGGCGCTTCGCCAGCCGGTACATCGACGCTGTGATTACCCGACGATACGGGTCGGACGATGACTGACGCGCTGATCATGTTTTGCGCCCGCTGCGGCAAGGCGTGCTCGCCGATGCCTGGTGTCGGCGGATCGATAGGGCGCTGCGTCCACGGGAAGCGAACGCTGCTCGTGCCCCTGGTGCGGACGACCGCCGAGGCCGACATGCTCGCGCACCTACGGCGCAAGCGACGCCGGCGCAAGGGGCCCGACCCCGAACAGCCGACACTCTCGATCCCGTGAAGGACGCGCTGCTCGGGTGCGTCGTGCTCCTAACGCTCGGCGCCATGATCGTCGGATGGATCGTGCTCGCGTCCACGGCGTGGGAGGTGGGGCACACCCTCGGCCGCGCGCTGTTCCCGTGACCGAGGCGACCGGCCGGCCGCAGGATCAGGGGCGCCCGCACCGCAAGCGCCGCAAGGTGTCGGCCGCTGATCGGTCGCTGATCGACAGCTATTACGATGCACTGCGCACCGAGCTGCGCGAGGCGCTGGCCGAGCTACAGCCCGTCACCGATCCGCAGCTCACGCTCGACGGGTCGCCGAAGATAGACCGCCCGACGCTCGACAAGCGATCGCAGCTCGTGCGATATATGGCGTTCGTGGTCCGCGAGCTAGGCGCCGACGTAGACGGGCCACCCGATGACTCAGTACCCGGACCCCCGGCGGCGAGCGGCGCCGGTACCGCCACGCGCCGCCGGCGGGTCGCTTACACCTGATGCCGCGCCGCAAGGCGCTGCCCGAGCCGCGCTGGCGCACCGAGCTACCGCCGGGCTACGTCGGATCGTGGGGCCCCGACGTAGCCGAGTACTCCCGCTCGGTGATGGGTATCGAGCTGGACCACTGGCAACAGGTAGCGATCAATCGCGCGCTCGTGTACGGCGCGGACGGGCGCCTGTTGCACTCCCGCTACCTGATAGGATCCGGGCGCCAGAACGGCAAAACCGCGCTCGTCCGGGCGTTGCTCGGATGGGCGCTGACTGCACGGTCTATGCCGGACTGGCACCTCCTGCTCGGGCTCGCGCACGATCGCGGACAGGCGTACCGCCCCTACTCGGAGGTGCTGTACGACCTCCGCAACGGCGTGCCGCGTGACAGCCGGCTACGCCTGACGCAATACCTGGGCATCCGGTCCGACCTTCACGGCCATCACCGGGAGTACCACATCGCGAGCCGCGAGGCGGCGAACACGGTACGCGGCTACTCGGTGGACCTTGCCGTGTTCGATGAGGTGCGGACGCAAAAGACGTGGGAGGTGTGGGCGGCGCTGGAGCCCACCACGCGCGCCCGGCCCGAGCCGCTGATCCTATCGATATCGACCGCCGGCAACGACGCATCCGTGCTGCTCCGCGCGTGGTGGGAGCGTGGGCTGCGGATCATCGACGGCGCGGAGCCGGCGTCGGGGTTCGGCATGACGTGGTACGCGGCACCGGAGGGCGCCGACCCCGCGGACCCCGCTGCGATCCGCGCCGCAAACCCGGCAGTGGCGTCCGGGCGCGTGCCCCTTGCGCCCGTCGCCGCGTCCATCTTCGACCTTCCGCCCGATCAGTACCAGCGCGAAACGCTGAACCTGTGGACCGAGGGTACCGACGAATGGCTACCGCCGGGCGTGTGGCGCCGGCAGGCTGCGAGCCGGCCCGACGAACCGGTGCGCATCGTCCTAGCCGCCGACGCGGCGCGATCGTGGAAGCGGGCGACCGTAGCGGTAGCACTCGTGATGACCGATGGCGTATACGTCGGCGTCGCCGGCGAGCTGGACGCGCTACGCGAGGGCAAGGGCGCCGTCCCGCCGCAACAGCTCGTTGCGCTCGTGTCGCGTCTACAGCGAGAATGGCAAGCGCCGGAGGTGGCGTGGACCAAGGACGGCGCGGCGGCTCCATCGCTGAAAGCTTGGGCCGACACGATGCGCCGCGCCGTCCGTCCTGTTGAGCTGACGACACGGCAAGTCAAGAGCGCGTCGCAGCTACTCCGCTCCGAGCTGATCGGCGGGCGCCTGATCCACGAAGAGGACGCGCTGCTGACGGATCAGGTACGCGCAGCTCGGCCATCGGGTGACGTGGAGTCCGACGACTGGCACCTATCGGTCACGGCGTCGGTCGGGGATATCGACGCCATCCGGGCCGCGGCGTTCGCAGCTTGGCTCGCGATCGCACCCGAGGCGCGCCCACCGCGGCCGTCCTTGCACCTTACCGGCCCGCGCCCGACGCGAGAGGACGCCCCGGCCGGTGAGGATAAGCCGAGGCGTCCTAGGGCATCCTAGCGCGAAACACGTTGCATACCTGCACATAAACCCCTACAGTCCCGTATCGATGGGGCTCGTAGAACGCCTGTTCGGTCGGAGCGCGCAAGGCGCGCCCGCGGTCCCACCCATCGCACCTACGGTCGGGTGGGAGTCCGTGCCGTGGATCGATGCCCGCTCGGTCATGGGCGTGTCGGCCGTGTGGCGGTGCGTCACGATCATCGCGGACGCGCTCGGCGACATGCCGTGGCAGGAATGGCGCGGCGACAAAGAGCTGCCGCCCTCCCGGCTCGTCATCAATCCGGTGTCGTCGGAATGGGGCACGCGCCGCGACTGGACGCGCCTGTGCGCCTCGACCATGGCGCTGTACAACGTCGTGTATCTCCTGCACACAGGCGGCAAGGATGCCGAGGGCGCGCCGTGGTCGCTGCTCCCGCTCCCGCCGAGCATGATCCAGCCGGCGGGCCGGCTCGACCCGTGGGGCGTCATGCGCCCGACCGAGTACCGCATCGGTGGGTATGGCGAGGCTATCCCGGCCGAGTACGTGACCGTCATCCGCCGGATGCCGTTGCCGGGTGTCACGGATGAGCTGTCCGGGCTCCTGCAGATCGCGCGCCGGCAATTCACGGCCTATGTGGCGGCGGACCTGCACATGTCGCGCTACTGGACGGCCGGCGGGCCCGTGAACACGGTGCTAACGACCGAGGCCGATATCGATGACACGCTGGCCGTGGAGATCGGGCAACGGTGGGTCGATCGGCGGGCACTCGGCGCGGAGTGGCCGGCGGTGCTCGGCTACGGGCTCCACCGCGATACCGCCGGCGAACCTGATCCAACGTCGGCATCGGGCACCGAGGCGCGGCGCGAAATGACGGCCGACGTGGGGCGCCATTTCGGCATCCCCACTCGCATCCTCAACGCGCCGGCCGGCGACTCCGAGACGTACTCCAATGTCGAGAACGACGCGATAGACCTCTGGCGCTACAGCCTCCGCGGCTACGCCGGGCCCTTGGAGGACGCCGTGAGCGTGAACCTGCCGGGCTCGGCCATCACCGGGCGGCGGATGCGCCTCGATCCGTCCGCGCTGCTGCAAGGCAACCTGACCGACCGCGCTGCTGCGTGGTCGGCGCTCGTGTCGAACGGCATCGCGGAGGCCGATGAGGCCCGCGTCCGCGGGTTCGGGTTGTCGGCACGCGGTGCGACACAGGCACCCGCGGACCCGCAGCCGTCAACGTCGGTAGAGGTGAGTACAGCGGAGGTCCCAGCGTGAGCGACGACAAGGCCAAAAAGGGCATGACGCCGGACGAAGCCGCACAGGCGGCACGCGACGCCGAGCTGCAGCGGCAGGCCGATCAGGCCGAGGCCGTCCGGCAGGCCGGGCTCGGCGTGAAGGATGGCGGGGATATCCCCGAGTCCGTGTCATTCCAACAGCCCGGGCTCGGTAAGTAGCGATGACCGAACCGCTCATCACCCGCGAGTACGGGGGCGAGCTGCACACGCGCGCCGACGCGTCCGGCAGTGACGAGCGGATCATCGAGGGCGTCGTCATCCCGTACGGCGCTGTGGCGAACGTGAAGGACAGCCCGACCGGCCCGCGCTACCGCGAGACGATCGCACGTGGTGCGGTGGCGGGTATGGACACGTCCAAGGTCATGTTGCAGTCGCTACCGCGCGAGACGGCCGGCCATAACACGCACGACGGCGCGGTGCTCGTCGGGCGTGCGATCGCGGCCGACGATGGCGACGAGCGGCTGCACATGTCATTCCAGGTCGCCAAGACGAGAGACGGTGACGAGCTGCTAGAGCTGGCGCGTGCGGGCATCCTCACGCGCCTGTCGGCCGGGTTCCGCCCGGTCGAACAGCGCACCCGCGCCGATGGCGTCGTGGAGCGGACACGGATCGACCTACGGCGTGTGGCCGTGGTTCCAGTCGGAGCCTATGAGGGTGCCGACGTAACAGCGGTGCGAGCCGCATCGGAGGCTAACGTGGCGGAAGATCAGGCCGCGCCGGCGGCGAGCACGGACGAGCAGGACGAGCAGGACGAGACGAAGGCGCCGGAGGGCAAGCGCCCGAACCGGACGCGCGTGACCGTGGACGTGGAGCGCGCCGGCGCATCCGATGATGAGAAGGCGCGGGCCGCGGCCGAGCGCGACGCCGAGGGGATGCTGACCCGCAGCGGGCGCCCGACCTCCGGGCTCCCCGGCGCGTGGGTCACCCGACCGGATGCGATCTACGGACCGGGCCGCGAGCACGGGTTCCTCTCGGACGGCTACCGCGCGACGCGCGGCGACTATGCCGCGGCCGAGCGGCAGGATCGCCATTACAAGCACCTGGCCGACGTGGCCGTGCAGCTCGAACGCGCAACATCGTTCGACAGCGCCGGGATGCTCCACCGCGCCGGCGACGTGCTGAGCTCGGAGATCCCGGGCGCCTACCCGAACGACTACCTGCCAGGGTTGCTCACCCCGCGCATCCTGAAGGGTCGGCCAATGGCCGATTTCTACG